AGTCTAAGCCGCGCTTGCTGCACGGCTTTAGGGGTCGTGCCGATTTCGTCTGCGATTTCTTCATCGGACAGCCCTTGCATTTTACGCCTCTCAAGATGTAAAAGTCGCTGTTCGTCCCACTTGATGTAGTGTCGCATTCCCGCTCGCCTGCGTGCGTTCCTAATGGCCAGCTCTTTCTTTTCCGGAAACAGCGCAACCATCTCCCTGTCTGTCATGCCACGCTGAAATCCCTCCTGGAGCAGAGCCAATCGCTCCCGGTTCCAGTACGGGGTTTTCCTGCTTGCGTAAGACATGGGCGTCATCGGTATAGCCCCGTTTCCAGCACCAACCTGTCAGCGGCAAAATCGCCCACACGCTCTTGCACGAGATAACCGTTGTAACGCAACCCAGCCGATTCTTGGCTCACGCGCCGCACCAGCGCCGTGAAATCCGGTGCGCTTGTATAAGCTATTTCCGCCTCTGCCGATCCATCCGCAACCAGCGTCATGCCCGTGGCGGAAAAGACCGCCGCAACGGCATGCAGACCGGCGAGACCGGGCCTTGTCGCTGTCGCTGTGGTCGTGGTACCGGCTGCGTCAGTTGCTCGCGCTGTGACCGTTACAGCGTCCCCAGGGCCAGGTTCAATCAGTACCGCAACGGCATCAGTCGTCGTCAGAGACTCAACAGACTGCACGACGCCAACGCGATGCGCAGTGCCTACCGCGTCCACTTGCCCTACTAGCAGCAGCGCAAACGGCGCTGTGACCGGGGTTACGGGCTGCGATTCTGTATAGCTCGCTGTCGCCACACGCGCCGCATCGTACAGATCAAGCCAGCCAGGCGGCAGATCGCCATCGCCAACGGCATCGCTATTGATCCCGCAATAGAGCGACGGGAAGCTCCCCAGTTCTCTTGTCTCGGCAAACCCGCCAGCAGGCAAGCCTTCGGTGCCGGTCAGGCCCGCACTGATTAGGTGGCGTTTTCGGCTACCGTAGCCTGCGGCGTTTGGTATTTGATTGTGCGGGGCGGTGACAATCGATGCCGCAAATGGCGTCGCACCGTAGTGATACATGTCATCGTACCCCTGCCACACGGCATGCCGCCCTAGCGGATGATGCGGTGCAACACGCTCTGCCCCTGGCCCCGTCGTGACATAGACGGTCACTGCATCATCTACGACAGATGCGCGGACATACGCAAGCGCCCGACCGTTGCCGATTAGCGACCCATCCGGGCGCAGATGCCAATGCGGAAACCCACCCCCGAATTTTTGGAAATTGCCGTACTGACCGCAATTCGTGGTCACAAACAGTTCAGGGTCACCCTCGGGATTGATCAGCTCAGCCGGTGAAAGCGGATGGATACCGTCAACCGTCGCTTTTGAATTCTGTTGCCCCCAGCGTAAATTAATCATGCCGGGGGGTGTAATGTCTGCCTGCGTCCAGGTCGCTCCATCGTAGCTAAAACGCACGAGACGGATATCGGTAGACCACTGCCAATCAATTGGCAACACCGTAGCGACAACATCAACATCATCAGCGGCGGTTGCCTTGACATAGGTTGGGAAAACCATTGACGTACTACCAGCAGGCACAATCAGCTCTGCTGCCCATGCCGCCCCGGTCCATTTGATGTGATAAAAATTGTAACCCCCAACGTCGTCGTATGACGTCTGTGCAGTCTGGGCAACAGCGATCGGCACATGCGGGTTGCCGGCATCATCGAGCGCAAACGTACTTTCGATCTGTGCAGCGATGTAAGCCGTATTCACTGGCAAGTTGACTATCGCCGAAGCGTCGCCGGTCCGGCCTACAAGCATTACCAGCGGATTATCGACATCGGTATAGCTCAGTCCTTGCTGCGGATTCGCGGTCAGATTGTTGCCCGCCACATCTTGCCAGCGCCAGCTAGCGACTAATCCATCGACATCCAGGTCGCACTTGATGACGGCGCAAAACACATGCGATCTCACCGGAGCCGCACCAGTCGATTCATCCTGATGCAGCGCAAACGTGACAAAAACTTTGTCGCCGTCTACAGCAGTCCACATCGGGTAATGTCTGATGCTGTTGCCGCCGCCATCTGGGTGTCGTGGCCACGAATCATCATCGAGCGTCAATCCAAAAATTGTTTGAAAAAGTCCTGTTCCGTCGCCTCGGAACGATCCCGCTAGAGGCGTATCGGACCCAATACCACCATAGTCTCCGTCGCGGAAAAGAAGCAACACGTCGTTGCCGACCTTTGTCAGCGACGGGTAGGACACGAATCGATCAAGCGCAGCCTGTTCAGTCCATGTGACCGCATTAGGCGAAGTCCAAATGCCAAGCGCATCGCGATGAACACCGCCGACAACAATCCATTGCCCGTCACTAGTGCAGACTACGGCAGAATTGTTGTGCACGTCGCCATACCGCGAAGTCAGCCCCGGTTCTTTCGTACCTCGAACCGTGCTGTCAAAATTCGCCCAGCCAACCATCGCTGGCGGCGACCAACGCCCATCCCCATCGTCTCGATACTGCGCCATCAGCCTGCTGTAGCCCTGGAGCCATGTCCAGACTGTGCGGCCACTAGGTGCGTCCCGGTACGCGCTCGGGAACGTATACGCCCGCAGCACCGCGTAATTGTTACCGGCTAAACTTGTCCATGGCTCATTGCAGTGAACTACATCGATTGGTAGCTCTTGCGTCCTGCTTGCATCCGCAAACGCTCGTAAATTGCCGGACACATGCGGCAGCACGCCAATGTCATCTTCAGTGATCGGCAAAACGACATCACCCGCATACCCTGCGGCATTGATGCCAGACAGGTTGCGAGTAATTGAAATCATCGCTGTGACCGAGCGCCGAAACAATCAACCAAAAACCCGGTTGGCGAACCACCCTCAGTACCCCATCCATGAAAAAGCTGCGGATTCCCAGGTGTTACGGGGCACCATACTGGATTGTTAAAAAACCATTCACCCGCTGCTGCTGCTGTTGTCCTTGCTTGATAGGCAGGCCGAGACGACGCAACAGCGATATCTGCGTCAGCATCATAGCTGAATAACCGGGCTGTCATACTCAAACCAGCATCATTACGAATTTTTGCCGTTGCCAATACATGCTTGCATGTGGCTGTAACCGAGTTAGTTACCGGCACGTCCGTTGGCTCTACGGTATTCGATACCGCAGCTATTCCATTTTGCAGCCGGTTAGTATCCCCGGCGGGAGACCGCAAAAATTCTGCTTCTAACTCACCCATTGACGCAGAGGCGAGGAAGGGCGTAATTTTTCGCGTGCCGCCATCATCCTCAACGTAATGCCACCCCACCCAGCGCCGCGTGTTGTCCCCGTTTAGCGTCCAGTACTGATCTGCGTCACTCCACGTTGGACCAGTCGTCGCCTGTAGCACCATCTCAATGGCCCCGACGCCCGCGCCAGCATCTACTAGGTAGTGATTCCAAACGCCAGTAGCGCTCAGCCCAGGGTCGGTTTGGAGTAAATTGCCGCTGTTGGCCGCAGTGAAATTAACGACGCTGCCATTAACGTAAGCGACGCCGCCCGACCATCCAATGGTATCGGCATCGACCCATTGCGGCAGAATCCCTCGAACCTCGGTAAACGGAGCAAAAGCTGTAGCAGGCAACGGACGCACAGCCAAGTTACCCACCGCGTCCACCAGCAACGCATCGTTTTCGCTGCCCCCCGCTGTGCGGAAATCGATATTACCCGTGCCTGGCGTGACCGTGCCCGTAGTGATTGCGGTTCCGTCGCCTTCCGGCGCGTGCTTGATGACAGCCGCTTTCAATACCGCCGCAGAAACACTTTGCGCCGTGGTATCTGTCCCGGTCTCCGCCACTGCCTGTGACATGGCGGTAGGATTGACCTGCGCTCCTGCGGCAATGTCGGTGAGCTTTCTTGCTTGTGTCCCGGTCATCAAGCCCGACGTGCCATCCACGATGACTTCAGGCAGGGTTGCGTTATTGCCTGTTGAACTGGCAAGCTCCCGCGTTGCAGCAGTGTAGGATAGGTCAGTGCCAGTGCCAGGCTGTGGGGCTACTGAAATGGTCCCGTCGCCAGCAACGCTGACACCAGAACCGATTTTGACCCCGCCCAGTACTGCATCTGTTGCGACAGGTAGGGTGTAGGCACTGCCCCCGTCGCCAGCAAAATAGGGCAGGGCACTCCAGGCGCTTACACCGTCGCCGTACTTGATCTTGCCAGTATCGGTTTCAAGCCCAGGCTCGCCCTGAGCCAGAACTGGGTCAACACTTGTCCAGTTTGCTGCCGTGTCACGGCGCAGTTGGATTTGGTCAGCCATTAGCTGCGCCTCCGTCAATGGTTTGTGAGGTCAGATACGCGCTGCCGGCAGAACCGCCGTCAACGACTTGTGATAATAAGTAAACGCTATTAGCTGAACCGCCGTCGATCCCCGCTATATCGCCACCACCCGTTCCTCCAACAACACCCCAACTGTCGTTCAACCAAACTTTTATGGGCGGCGGCGTTTCACTTGTGTCAAACCAAACAAAGTTTTCTCCTGGTGTTAATGGCTCAGCATCCCCAATGTACATACCATTAGAGGATTCAATCCAGGTATTACCGTCGTAGATCTTAAGCGACGGAACCGGCCCGCCTGTGTCTACCCAAGAATCTCCAATTAAGGGGTTGACTGGTGGTGTAGCGCCAGTAACTATGACGCTATTGCGTGTGTTGCATCCCCATAAAAGTGTCATTAGTCTGCCCCGCTCAATAGATACTGCTCAACATCATTTATTCTCTTAACAAGAGAATCTATCGTCTGTTGAAGTGAAATGTAGATTTCTGAAAATGAAGACTTTACTGCAGAACTAATATGTTCATGCAGTTGATTTATTGGAACATCAACCTTTGTACCGTCATCTAACTGTAAGCGAAGCATTTCTCCATCCAAAATTCCAGCAACTACCGTTGATCCGTCACGGCCATCTCTACCGGGCTCGCCCTGTTTGCCTTCTTTCCCACGCTGAGCAAACATCTTTGCACGCCCGTCTGGTAGTACCAAGAAAGTGGAGCCTTTGTCAATATATAGGTCGCCGGGCTCGTATGTCCTCTTTTCATCCTTGATACCGCACCACTCAAAACCAAACAGGCCAAACCGTTTCCAATGATCAGAACCGCGGGGATTTTGGCTGGTGTCTTTTACAGCTTTGTAGAGCTTGCCGAAAGCCGCTTGGACAATTGCACCTTCGCGATACACTTCTCCCGGTTGATGGTACGGAACGTCTATGCCTGCACCGGCTGCACCATCACGACCGTCTTTACCGCGAGTAGCGTGGATGAATTCATCGCATCGCTTTAGGTCTTCCTCGACCAATTTGCCCATCGCAATGGGGTCAGGTTTAACCCAAAGCTGAAACTCTTCATTCTTTTTCAGAGCTTCAATAACGTCGAGCGGGTTTACCGATTTGCCGTCTTGACCGGCATCACCTTTATCGCCGCGCTCACCTTTTTCACCCCGCACCATATCGCGGAAGGTTTTATTGTCAATTAGAGCTTGCGCAACAACAAGCGGATCAGATGCTGCACCCGGTGCTCCGTCTTTACCGTCTTTACCGTCTTTACCGTCTCGACCATCACGACCTGCCTTGCCTTCTACTTTGGCGAGGAAAGCAGGGTTCGCGGCCAACCGGTCAGCAACTTCGTTCGCGTCAACGGATTCGCGAGGTGAGCCCAGTTCCCCACGAACACCACGCACCAGTTCTTGAAACTCGGTGTCACCCTTTAGTTGACTAACTAATGAATCAAGATTGACCGGCGGTCCTTCGGGCCCGCGAGGCCCTTCTTCACCTTGCTCGCCACGCATCAGTTCTTGAAACTCGGTGTCACCCTTTAGTTGACTAACTAATGAATCAAGATTGACCGGCGGTCCTTCGGGTCCGCGAGGTCCTTCTTCACCTTGTTCGCCACGCACAAGGTTAAGGAAACCTCTAGAACTCATCAAAACCCGTGCTACATCTTCAGGGTTGGCGTCTTTGCCAGCAGGTCCGGGCGTTCTTTCAAGCTGGTCTAGTCGACCTTTTAGCTCCGCAACCTGTGGTGCAGGGTCGGCTGGTATGCTGGAAAGTCTCCCACGAAGTTCCGCTAATTCGGCAGTCAGCGTGTGGTATTGTTCCAAAGCTGTTTTGTGACTGCTTTGAAGTCTGTCCGCAACATCTTTTCTTGCTGACGCTATTTCTTCAGTCAGGGCTTCAATATATGAACTTTTCTGAGAAAGATCGGCCTCTAGAAGTTCAATGCGCGCAAGCAAGTCTTTGCGCTGCTCACGCATTACGTCGGCAGTTGCTTCTAAGACCGCTTGCGGTTCAAAGTCGTTCATAGTATTACGCGGCTATCAAAGTCCGTAGCCTATCAGCAGCAATTACCCGTTGCTGTCCATGTGGTAACTTTCGCTCGCCGTAATCAAAAGAATTTTCAGGGGCGGGAGCAGACGGCGGCGAGTCAGGTGCAGGTGGAGCTTCCGGCATCTTGCCAACCTGCGACAAAGGAACCACTTGCTGCTGCAAGCGAGGTTCATCACCGTATGGAACAGACGGCAGCCCAACTCTATTTCGCGCCTCATTAGGCGAATAAAGAGAACCCAATATTCCTTTTGTAAGAGCGTCAACGAGACCTTTCAAATCAGTGCGCAACAATTCTGTTTCATCAAAATGGACATACTGTTCTGCATCCAATCGAAACAGTCTGCCAATAGCCAACTCTAGGTGGCTCATGTGGAAACCAAGCCCTTGCGACAACCAGGTGTTGATCATCTGTTCCGTATTTCTATATGTCGCCTTGGTGTAATCACCGATCATTGCTAGTGGCACGTCAAAAACACGAGCAATGTCTTCGATGCTCATTCTGTAAGCTTCAATGAGCTGCGCGTCTTCTGAGGTAATTGTCAGCGGATTCCACTTCAATCCCCAGCCGAGAATAGGAACTTCACCAGCGTTCAAACCTTTAGACTTAGAATACCAAGCTTTGCGAAGGGCATCCATTTGCTCTTTGGTCAACTTTTCTTCAGTAGTCAAAACGCCCGAAGGTCTCGACATATTGCTAAAGAATGCTGACTGATTAGCGGCAATGTTGGTATTGACTTGGACAGAAAGCGTAGCGTATTTGATTGGGCTGACACCAATAAGAGGGTGGTTTGGTGTATGCATCCGGACATGCATCACATCACGGGCAGGAACTAAAACTCGGATGTCTCCAATCAGTGGATTGTTGCCAATCGCGTAGAAGACTTCCCCAGTTTCGGAAACGACATATGGCTCGGTACTGCCAGCCGGGACAAGATGCATCGACTCAATACGAGAAGACTCATCGCGGTAAACCAGCACGTAAGCATTACCATAGCTCAGCAACTCAAAGACAAGATTCAAAAAGAAATCCGACCGACTTTGGTACCAGTTCGGATTGCGAAGCATCCGCGAAAGCGGGGAAGTTTTGATTTCTTCACGACCGCCGTTATCTAACCGCTTCATGTGGCGAGCAGTCATGCTGGCAATCGTTCGAGCAATGACCCACTTGCAGGCGTAGACTGCGCCACAAGCCTTCATCAGCCATGGTGAGAGATTTCGTTGCCATCCGTCTTCCCAAGCGGTCATTTCATAAGCACCGCCTAACTCACCAATTCCCAAAAACGGGCCGCGCCAACTTCCCTCAACGTTATCGCTGCAATCACCAGGGTAAGATTTCTCAAGCGGCTTTCCGCGAGAGTCAACAAGCTGCAACGCACTCATAGCACGTGTTACTCTTTTGATGTGCTTGCTTTGCGGGTAGAGCGACGACTTGGCTTCTCAGCTTCCATTGTTCGGGTCTGGTAAGTCTGGTCACGGGTTGGCTTAGGTGGAGGGTCTTCTTTTTCTTCTGGCTCTTGTGGAGCAGGGATTGTTTCTGGCACTTTCTCAAAATAGATACCAGAAGCCAGCATTGGAGATGGTTTATAAGCCCGGCCTTCTTTTTCCATTTGCATTGCTTGTGCAAGCGAAATGTTTTTAAGACTGCCTTTTAGTTGCTTGAGAACAACTTTCGATGGCATTGCATAACGCCTCTAGCCGTATTTGACCCAAACTAGCAGGGCATAGATGAGTGCGAACCCAACTATGCCCCGCAGTAGCATCCCTACTACTTCATCCATTACACCCAGGCGATGCTGGTGCGATTAGCGACAACCCCGTCGCGCATCATCAGCCAGCTTGCCGGCGCGATCATGCGGACACCTTCGCTGTAAGTTTGCCAGAGCGACCGAGCCTGATAACCCGCAGCATGCACCGGTGTAAGACCATCTTCCGGAACCACATTGATGCCGGTCGGGACCTGCCCAGCCGTACCAACAGCACCCGCGCCGTCATCGGCCATAGTCGGCGCAGTGCCGTCAGCATTAGCCATCACGACAGTAGCAACCTGCGACACGTCGAACTCCGGAGGATCAAGCGCAATCGCCAAGCTGGATGCATCAACCATGATAGCTGTGTCAGCCGGCTTGACGTTACCACTGGAAATTACCGGAACATTCAGCACGCGGCCGGACTGGAGTTCAGCCCGGAACACATATTCGCCCAGCGCGCTAGTGATAAACGACATCGCCATGCGCGTTTGGTTGTTGAGCAACAGCACCGGCTGTGCATCTTCGTTGTTGGCCATGATCGCGGCCGTCATCGCTTGCAGGTCCGCAGTAACCGAGTCAATGCCACCGTTAGCGTCACCGGCGCCGGTATTATTACCAGCAAGACCGTTCAACAGACCAGCAGGACGATTGCCGGCAACAGCAGCCGCAGTGCTCAGCATCGAATTGTCCAAAACGCGCGCGTAAGCCTTCAACATAGCACGACGGAACAACGCTTCGATGTCCACGACCGACCGCTCGCGGAGTTCCATGGTCGTAACCAGGATCTCAGCCAGCTTGTTGCGATTGATGGACTTCGACCCGACCTGCAAAGAACCAACCGGAATTGCACCGCCTTCAGATACCCAAGCTGGCTCAGTCGGAGAGGCACCAGTCGGTTGGAGCACCGGGACTCGAATGCTTTGTGCACCACCGAAATTGACCAGCATACCGCCCGAACGCTGAGCCCACAGCGCCAGAGCAGCCGCAACGGACATGGCCTCGGTCTCTTCCATCAGGCCGCGAATCTCTTCCTGCACCAACGCGCTAGCATAGTTAGTATCCGTAGTTGTAGCGATTGGAGCTTCGGCCTTGGTCAGATGCTGAAAAACCGCCTTGAAATGCTCGTCGTCGCCGTACAACTCCTCGGCTACCGCTGCGTCCGGCATTCGACGCAGGTGAGCCAGTGCCTTGACGACACCCATACGCACGAGCGATTGCGCGGGCTTGTGCTTAAGGGTCTGGCGCTTGATGAAAGTTGGACCACCCTGGGGTGGATCATTCTCAGCAGGCTTAGCGAGAGTAGCCGAACGCTTCTCGATAGCACGGTACCCATCAAGCCGCTTTTCCAAGGCCGTGACTTCTTCGGTCAGCGAGTCAATCTGCTCACCAACCTCATCAGACTCAGTAAGAAGCAGTTCCTCTGCTTCTGCGTCTTCAGTCTCGGCAATCTGCTTTGTGATGTCTTCGAGCTTGGCGGTCAGATCGCCTAGCTCCTTCTTCTTTGGCCCCAGCTCGGCGCTGGTAGCCAGGATTTTGTCGGAAATAGTACTCATGGGAAACGAATCTCCAATGCAGCCTTGGCACGTTCAATCCGTGCGGTGGCTTGTTCTATACGGGAATTACGCTCAGACAAAGCATTGACCACTTGCGACCGCTTGACTGGGTCTTGGTCATAGGATTTCAGAGTTGCGATTGTGCAATCTGCGTTAGCGGGAATCGTTACAGCGGATAGCTCGAACCATTCCCATTCTTCAAAATGGATGCCGCCAGTCTCATTGCCTTTGTCATCCTGAATCCACTTGTACTTAAGCGGACGGAACCCGATAGACAGTCCCTTCACCAAACCATGGCGAATCTGTTTCCAGGCAGTTTCGATGTAATCGAGTTCGGTATCGGCGGCAACTTCACCTTCAACCTCAATACCTTTGCCAGTGACGTTGGCACGGTTGATATAGCCAATGGGCATGTGGTGAACATGCTGCGATAGCAAAGGAAGCGGCAGTTTGAACTTTGCACCTTTTGGATCAACGATATCTTCCATGCGATCCGGATTCGGCGTGCTGGCAATACCAGCAAACCGTCGTTTAGAATCGTCAAAGTCTTTAGTTTCAAGTATTGCGTATGCTCTGTTCATTGCTGTCAACTCGCCGCCCGTCTACAGGCTTTTCAAAATTGCCGGATTCGTTGATGGTCGTGCCAATGGGATAGCCCATCAAAACAGCCATTGCTATTTGTTGACGGTGCTGCTCCATGCGAACACGTGCGTTACGGATTTTTTCAATGGGCACAGGTTTCATGGAAAAACCTGATTTTCGTCAATTTGTTGGATGTCAACTTTTTCCAAAAGAAACTCAAGCTCGCTGTCCTCGAAATCCTTCAACCGAAATTCTGTAGTGTCTGGATTCACAAGCGCCCATTCAGTAAACCCTTTCCGCCTGCAATAAAGAGGCCGCTTGTAGGCAGCAGCTTCCAAAAGAGGCAAAATTGATTGTAGTTCTTCTGCAGTCATTTGCGTTTTCTACTGTAGCTAAAGAAATAGAGTTTCTGTGTCACCCTATCACACCCGCTACGTCAAATTGATTTTCTTGCACTTTCAACGTCCACCGTGCCAATGCCATAATGGCAGCAACAGGACCATCGATTTTGTTCTGTTCACGTTCCTTACGTGGAAAAATATTGCCCTTACGGTCTTCTTTCACCACAAGGTTGCTTATCATCCAATTGAAAGCAGGATTGTTATTGTGAAACATCAGCCCTTGCCGAACCAATGCTTCAAATTCTTTAGTAGGTTCACTGAAGTTTCTAACCGTAGCAGGAAACTCCACCATGGGTATCCCTTTGCCTAGCAAACGCTGCGCCAATTGCATAGACTGCCACGGGTCAAACGCTATTTCTTTCACATCATAGCGTTTGCAATCTTCTTCAATGTCTTCTTCAATCAGTTCAAAGTCGATAACGTCACCAGGCGTCATGATCATGTGCCCTCCAAGCGCCCAACCTTCATAGCTAGCATGACCACGATTCTTTTTAACAGCTTCTTCTGGTAGATAAAGTTTTGGAATGATATGGTAGATGTACGGATGTTTAGCCGATACATCTAAATCGTTTGGGCGACGGAAAACCAGAATCCTTGCAGCAATATCAATTTTACTGGCAAGGTCGAGCCCCATGATACACTCATTACCAAGGAAATCATCTTCTTCCGCCGGACTAGCTTGGCGAGACCAAGCCATGCTATCCATCCAAGCGATGTTTGCATTAGTCCACTCATTCAAGTGTTTCATGCGAAATGTGTTTTGAAAACTTGGCACCTGCACCGCACGACTTGCCAATTGTGCAATGGTGTCAGGAACAACAGACAAACCCCAATTTGGGTTAGCTTTACGCCAAGTTTCTTCTACAGTCCAATCATCACCAGGATCTGTAGCGTATATGATAGAGAAAAAAGTATCATCTTGGATGACACCTTCAAGCAATTTTTGCCCATAATCATGAACTTCAAACCCAATGCCGCCCTGATCTGGGCCAGCAGTGGTTATCATCCACATCAGAGGTTGATTACGCTTGCCAGTCGCCGTCTCTATAACATCATGAACTTCACGACTCTTATGCCGTGCAACTTCATCAAGCACGGCAAAGTGAACGTTCAAACCGTCAAGGGAACTTGCATCGGAACTAAGCGATTTGAAAACGCTGTTCGTGTCATCTTTCGACACGGTGTGTGAATAGGTGTAGACGCCGGCTTTATTAAGGAAATGTTTTTTCTTCTGTGCCATTGCCTTTGCCGCATCAAAGACAATACGGGCTTGATCACGGCTTACAGCGGCACTGTAGATTTCAGCACCACCTTCTCCATCAGCCGCTAGCATGTACAGTGCAATAGGGGCAACTAGTGTGCTCTTGCCATTACCGCGTGGCACTTCCGCATAGACTTTACGAAAACGCCGATGGCCATCAACTTTACGTTTCCAACCAAAAACATTGAGAATGATGAATTTTTGCCAAGGTGCCAGTTGAATACGATGCCCAGCTTCGGGACCTTTGATATGCGGCATCAATTCAACAAACTTGATCACTTTATCAACCGCTTCCCAATCCATGTAATAGGGCCAGTCGGTTGTAGAAGCTCGCTTCATATCATGGAAAAATCGGCCAATGGCCGATTTCACGAGCTTGCAAACTGGTATCTCACCTAAAGCTACGGCATTAGCATAGTCGTAGCCTGCCAGGCAAGATTCAGGTATGTCTTCAATGTAAGACATCGTCCCACTCTTCCGCTTCAGGATCAACGTACTCTTCTGTTTCTTCCTGAAGGGCTTTCAACAATGTCTTACGAGCGCTCGGTCCCATACCGAATTCTCGGCACAGCGACCTAAAAGTGTTGAACGCTTTATCGCGGACAGCGAACAGGTGATGAACCTTGACTCCTTTCTCGCTGGCAATCAGCCAACCTTCATCGGCGATGGTCTCTGACATGTCCGCCCACTGCGCATAGTAGGCACACATGGCTTGAATGAGAAATATGTCAGCTTTTTCTGCATAAGGCAGTTTCACTACCTCAGCGCGAATTTCTTTGAAAATGCTGATTTGGTTTTTGTCACGCATCCAGGTTGGCACTGGTACTGCGTCTTCAGCAATGCCGCCGGTTGGCTTGAGACTTTTGGTCTTGGCGCTACGGCGGTCGTCATCAGCCCGATACGTATCCCGCTGGTTATGCAGTTTACGGTTTCGCTTAGTACCACGCGGGCCGTTTGGCTGCCGGCGTGGTGCATGCGGGTTATAGGGATTGCTGGTATTGCTAGCCATGCCGAAGCTCTTTTGTTTCTACCGCAGTTTTCCTGCTGTGACAGCTATGGCAAAGCGGTTGAAGATTAGAAGGGTCAAGCCGACGCGACCAATCCTTCCTGATCGGGATAATGTGGTCTAGGTGTCGGCTCGGTGCGCCGCATCGCACACAATGTGGACGTGTACGCAGCAGTTGATTACGCAGCTCTTTCCACTGTTTTGTTTGGTAGAACTGCCACAGTGGTGAAGCTGCGCGTGATTGATCGTAGGTGGCTCTACGCGCCGAGAGGCGACGCGCACGGTCATCGGGGGAATCTCCGGGAGCATAGTGTCTTGGAGCGCGCAGAGCCATGCGGGCTAGTATAGGCCACGCATATGGCCCACGCAAGTGTAGCTATTGCACCACAGTTTGTTGCGTTTTAGCTACGCTTTGCCCGCCATCGGGCCAAAAATTCCAGCAATGCATGCTGGCTGGCGTCGCGCTGCCGCAACCGGGGCAGCATCACTTCAGTTTCAATAGTGTCACGGACAACTATGTGGTGCACAAATACTGTGCTTTGCTGCTGCCCGCTACGGGCCAATCGACCGATAGCTTGCTGATACCCTTCAAGTGACCAAGGTAGGCTAAAGAATATGATATGGTGCCCGCCTTGCTGTAGATTTAACCCATGTCCCATTGAACGTGGGTGTCCATACATGATTTGATGCTCACCAGCATTCCATTCATCACGAAGCTGATTGAATTTAGTAGTGGACAGTTTATTACTCAGCACGGGTGCCTTACGCCAAGCCTGTAATCTTTCAAGGTCATGGCGAAACGAATATATGATCAGTACATTCTCACCGCCAAGGTCTTCAACCAATGCATCGAGCATTTGCAGCTTTTCATCATGTACCGGCTGCACCTGCTCATCATCAGTATAGATAGCGCCATTGCAAAACTGTTGCAGTTTGCCTGTCATGATGGCGGCGTTATTCACAGTGATTTCTGCATCACCTATATCAAGGAAAAACTCATCTTCCATGAACTTGTAATTTTTTCGCACCTTTGGTGCAAAGTTTACAGTATGAGTTATTTCTTGTGTGTCTGGCAATACAGCCGCAATCTCTGCATCAGATATACGATAACAAATATCGGCTATTTCATTCTGTATTTCTTGTTCTGCTTCCGGACCCTTAATTCTCCACATCCATGCTTCACGACCGTACTGATAATACCACCGTTTACGAAATGTTGAAATATTCTTACCAAGGCGAAAACCTTGATCAAGTAGATATATCTGTGGCCATAGGTCTTCATAGCCAGCAGGTTTCGGTGTACCACTTATTTCATAAACATATTCAAATTGATCGCAAACGTGTTTCAATCCTTTAACATCTGTTTTACCACGAAAACGTACTGACAAATAACTCTTCATCATAGAGCTTTCATCAAGTACAAGGCAATCGGCTGCAAAATTGGTTTTGTTCAACAGCCAAGTAATATTTTCATAATTTATAAGGTAGATGTCGGCATCAGCCGCTAATGCTGCTTCACGTTGCTTAGGATTGCCTAGCACTAAACTGAATCGTAACCCTGCGGTGCGGGGCCAATCTCTGGCCTCTTGCTCCCATACTGATTTCACCACCGCTATCGGGCCGATAAGCAATGCTTTCTTGATCTTGCTTTCAGCCAGCAACCGTTGAAGCACGTAAAGGATTATGATGGTTTTACCACTACCTAACCCAGCGTATAGGGCCATTCGCTTTGCGCGGTATAGATGCCAGCAAGCTTTATTCTGATACGGACGTAACTGCTTTTGCTGTTGCCGCCGCTGAAAATCACGTGCAGCTTCACCATCGGCATAAATACGCCGACGCCCACGCGCTTTCTTTACTCCATATGGCATAATCTAATTTTCGTTTTTTAATTCAGCTATTGCAGCGTCATATAGTGCGATAGCTTCTTCTCGCGTTGGGCGTGCCCCCTTTGGCCGGAACAAACGGCAGCGATAGAAACAACCCCAATGATTTTCACTATCCCGCTCACGGTCCATAGGACAACCCATACCCGGCTGCCAGCGCAAAGCGGAATAGGGTGGGTTTTCTGTCGGGAATTTGAACATACGCTTGTCTGGGTAGTGCTTTGGACTCTCACTACACATGCCCCAACTAGCGTGCGTATGCTTGCACCCGATTTCATCTGAGTCATCTAGGACTAATTCAGCGCCGCCAGTAATATCATCACGGATGTTCTGCAACACCTCCAACGTTTGCTGAATAGATAACTCGTTTTGATTGTTTATGATAATGTGCGGCATGGCACCTTCGTGACACCAGTCTCTATACTCATCTTTCATATTGTTACTCCATATGGCACGTTTTAACTCCAGCTCGATTTAGGTATTTCAACGGTTCAGTGTCACGGTATTCTTCAGCATAATAAACTTCAACAATTCCCGCAGTAATTATCGCTTTCGCACAAGCTATGCAAGGGCTAAGGGTAACGTACAACTTTGAACCTTGGATTGCAATGCCTTTGCGTGCAGCATAAGCTATCGCATTCATCTCAGAATGTTGAGTACGAATACAACCACCGGTCCGAGGATCAATGATGCAACTTTCATCTAAGCAATGTGGTAATCCTGGTGGGCTACCAACATACCCATGACTAATTACGCGAGTATCTTGCGCAATTACGCAACCGACTTGTTTGCGATTACACGTACCACGCATCGCAGCAATATGTGCCATGCGCATCAACATTTCGTGTGCGGTTATTCTTTGCATCTGTTAGCCTTTGCCGCCGTTACCCTATACCCTATACCCTATACCCTATACCCTATTGCCGGTAGCGCTCGTAGAGGCGCTTAGCGCGCGCTACGCTGCGGGCATAGTAGGCCGGTATACCCAGCCGCCGCAACTGGCGCTTACGCCGTACCTGTAACTTCCTAATCACACCACCGGGTTTTTTGAACTCTATAAAGAAACACCGACCGCCCGGTAGTATCACCAGTCGGTCGGGTATACCACGCACCCAATTAGGGTTCTGCTTGAGACACAACCCACCTTGCTGCGTAACCCAGCGTGTGAACTGCTTCTCGATTTGAGATTCACTTACCATACCGTTCAGCAGCCACACCTTCTGCGGCAAGTGGCACACGGTTTATCAGATCGTCACTATCAGCCCAATCTGGCAATCGGCAGATTATACCTTCAAACCTTCTTGCCAATCTGTGCGGGTTACGATAGTCGTGCAAAGTGATAATCTCATCATGGACTGTGCCGATATTTTTGAAACCTTCTTTGCTTCCCTGCCACATTCCGTAAACCATTATGTCACGGGCAATTCCTTGCACTGCATTCTCTGTTTCTTTGCCGCCATACAGTGATTCTTCTACTGGGAACCCGCGATCAGTTACGGCTTCAAAGACTACTTGATCCCTGACTTTATTGAACTTGTTTACTTTTTCAACCCGTGCCTTTGGGTATTTGATATATCGTCCGCTTGGTAGCCACATTCCAAGCGTACTACCGTCATATACGAAGTGCATACCGCGTGCAAAATCTCTATTCTTTATGAACACTTTACGCCGTGGGTTTTTTACTGCACGGAGTGCCGTTTCTTCAATATCCCGCCAGTATTTCTTTATCTTGGCATATCGTTCACGATAACCCAATACAGCTGTCTTAGCCATATCTATCGCTTCAGGGTTAAAATGTTTTTCTTCACGACTACCGATATTTTTACCATTGATACGAATAGGTATACCGGCTATATCATCACTACCTTTTGCTTCCATTTGGCAAAGGAACGTAATAATCCACATACTATAGCCGCAGCCAAGTATTGTATCTTTACCTAGCTTACGTTTTGAACTTTGTTCTATGTCACCTATTTTATGTCCTGCTAATATTTCATCAGGATCTTCATTGAACACATCGCCGGCCATGTCTACATAGACATCTTTGCCTTCATGAAACATCAGTGTCAAATCATCTTGACGCGCAAGCCAAGCTAACACGCGGGCCTCAATCGCACTATAGTCCGCCCGTACCAAAAGTTGTCCAACGGGTGCCTTGAACATCCCACGCATACAGCTACCGACCGCTTCCAGCACTGATACGGGGTTATCGTCGTCACCAGGGTAGCGTGCTTCAAGCTCATCAAACTTTTCTTCGTGCAGAAGTTCTATTACTTCATCAACTTCTTTAATCGTAGGACGTATGAAATTATGCGGCTGTAGCCCGACAGCCGTAAATCGACCGGGACCTGCACCATGATATATGAAACCACCACGCATTCGTGCATCACCGCTATCCATAGCCTGCATCTTTAACAGTTTCTTAGTAGCAACTCTACCTTGCTCTAATCGAATGCGGATTACTTCACGTATTTCAGGTTCTAGTTGCTCAGTTTTGAGTATGCGCTCAAGTGTCACCCGTTGCAGGTTTTTGATTTTAGGGTTGACGCTGGCTAACCACTGTTGCAGTTCGCCTACCTGCGTCGGTGCAATGCCGCCGGTAATGCGTCGGCATTGGCGGCTGCGCTTACGAGCGTAGCGTTTGAGAAACTTAACCGTTTTATCGACCAATGGCCGGTCGATGGGTAGGCCGCGCTCATTCATGCGCAGGGTTTCTTGAAAAACCCAATGCTCCATATCATTAGCCAGCCAATTCATGCCATATTCCTTGCTCAGTAGCTGTGTCAGTTTTGCAGTAGTTTTGAAAATCAAGCCAGTCAGTGGGGAACTCCCACGGCCAATTACGTTTAGATGGACGAGATTGTGTGGGCTTGCGGGGCGTGCAAAATTTGCGAATTAGAAAACCACCACGCGTATCTTTTTGTACTGGCAAATCTAATGCAGCACCCGCACCTGCCAAGCTCTTGGGTAGACCATTCACCAATGCCAATGCGGCGGTATCGTGCATGTTACGCAGTTTTGGGTGAATACCGAGCACATGTCTCAATATGTTTAATTCAAACTCAATATTATGAGCGCAGATTGGTCCGCGAGCCAATGAATCATGCAAGTGGTTAGGCAAACAATCATAGTCCCACGGCCCTTCGGGCAACCATAGCTCAGGCTCATCATTATCGTATGCCCATGACATCATAAGCACTTCACATGACCGATGACGTGCATAAGCCTGGGCACCGACTTCACGCACATCAATATCACAGTATGTCTCAAAATCAATATGGAGCATTATTCAGGCGGGTTGTCCTTTTGCAGTTGCTCCAAATGCATCAGGCATACTTCCATATTATTCAGCAGTTCATTGAACCGTGACATACTTGGCCCACTGGCTTGCCGCATTACTTCATGCAGCCGATACCGTAGGCGAGTCAGGTCTGCATGGGCTGCGACTAATTCGTAGTGTACGTTCATGTTTTCACGCCCGGCTTACACCGGGCGCTCCTCGCGCTAGTGGTTAGAAGAGTTCGTCGTCATCGTCATCGTCGTCATGGTCGTCTTCTATTTCTTCGCGGCGGCGACGACGGCGTGTCGGTTTGTCCGCCTTGCGCCGGCTGCGCCGGCTTGGGCGCTCCTCTTCTTCATCGTCATCAGTAGTAGAGTAACCACTGGCAAATACATCTTCGCCGGTTTCCTCTTCATCGAACGCTGTATCGACGTTCACACCACCAGCACCCAACTGTTCGCCAGTCTTGAGGTATTGGACCGCCTGTAGGTAGCAGGCGACGCCCTTGCCACCTTGCTGATCGTATGGGTAGAAACGTACAGCCGCTTTCACGTAAACACCGCTGAAGAAAATATCCTCCAGGTTGTCCAACGTGCGCATATCGCGCTTGAAGTTGTCGATGATGGGCGGTGGCTTTTTACCTTCTGATGCACCAACAGCATTGAAGAAAACCTTACCCTGATAGGTCGGGTCATCTTCAAACTCCAGGTCGCCGTTGCGCAGCACACACCGCAGCTTGCCGGATTTGCAAAGCTGACTGAATTTTGCGCCGAATGCTTCTTCGCCAATTGCGGTGATGCGCTCACGGATGCGCTCGATCTCTGCCTTGTCCTTCTTCTTGTCGAAGATGGCTTGCAGGCTGTATCTCGCCAGCTTCTCGGGGTCATTGGTCCACGGTTCAATCACATGCTGATAGGACATGCGAAATGGACCAATGGTCATAGTTTTCAACAGTTCGGGGTCAATGTCGAACTTTTTACGGGTTTGTTTTGCCATGTTTTACTTACTCTTCGGGTTCAATATCGAACCAATCAGGTTCAGTTGCTTCAGGGTTATCGGTTTCTACTATGATCGTGCCGGTTTCCTCACGTGTTGTCAACGCTTCAACGCTGCCTTTGCCCAATAGTTTTTCAACTTGGGCGGGGCTGCGCACTGTTTGCTGATACAATACATCATCAGCAAAATACAGTTCAAGGTCTTCAGAGGATAATGCCCACTTACGGTTTCCGAGTTTCGTTTTCAAATCCCAGTATGGAATATGTCCGCCGTCTTGCATAAAGCGTAATGCATAAGCACTTACTTCACTCATCCAACGGCGCATACCAGGTAATTCACGCAATAGGTGGCTAAGTTCTTCGGGTTCAAGTAACGAGGGTTCACGGTATGCTATTTCAGTTTCTACAATGTCCTCAAATGCACGCCTAGCCTGCCGTAACTCGTATTCTGCTAATGCACGGCAAACACCCTGTGCAGGGCAAAACCGACAAGCACCGTCAGGTTGCGGGCGAAAATGTGCATGTGCAGGGTTCAGGGCTTCTTTTGCGCGGTGACGTATTCTATCACCCCAGTCTAGTAATTCTTCAATTGAAAGCCGCCATTCTCTATTTATCCCATCCGCATGATACGTCCGAGGCTGACTAATGACCAGAACAATCTCAGTAAAGTCGTAACCATCATCGCAAAAATCAGCGTAAGCACCCAAACCATAAATGATAAGTTGAAGATTATCAACAATGTCAACAGCAACACGCACACCAAACTTGAGATCAATGATGTACAGTGGTCCTTTGTCGATAGGTATGATAACATCTGCCGTCCCCTTGCAATGTCGTGTTCGTAAAAACCGTTGCGGATTTACTCGTCTTTCACGATATATTGGAGGATTATCATATAAGTCACGAATATGCTGCACATATTCAATCGTATATGGCAAGTATTCTTTTTCTTCTGGTGTACGGTACCTTACCGCAAATGGGTTTTCCATACCAAGTGCGGTAGCCAATGTTTCATGTGCCAATGTACCTTCAGTGGCATATGGACTTTCTTCTGCTGTCAGATTAAGGCTTTCTATAAACTCTACACTAGCTGTGCAGTGATACCACCGATGCGCCGCACTAGGCGCGAGCTTACTATGCCGACCACCGTTAGCCATTTGAAATAAGTATCCGTTCTAAATACCGCATTATATTTTGACACTGGTGCTCCGTTTTCACCTGTGCCAACATTTCATCGCCCCAGAACACAAGCCAAACGTGGCCACCGTCTTTTATAAAAGCATCATACCACGGCCCATTGGCATGATACTTAGAACTACTCCGGTAAGGATTCGACATGGTCTTGTACTTGATCTGCTTCGTTTTTCAGTAAGTCAATCAGTTCTGCGTATGCATCGCGTTTTGGCTCGGGAACATGGCGTAGCATTTGTTCACCAAATGCGACAACCAATGCTACAGTTTGCAGCATGGCTTCAATATCTTTCTTCATGGGGTTCTCCAATTGGTGCACCGTCCATGGCGCACGCGGGCTACACTGCTACTCTTCTTCGGCTTCTTCAAGGGCTTCGTCGCAAGCCTCAAGGAACTCCTTGTAATCCTCTTCTTCCAGCTCGCTGACTTTCTTCACCTCGAACTCTTCCAGCAGTTCTTTCACGGTATCCTTGCCAAGCTCATCCTGTACTTCACGGAGCTTGTCATGGATCGTAGCGAGGGTAGGGCCGGCAGGCTTGCGGCCACGCTTGGCGGGCTCTTTTTTGGCGGGGGTAGACTTCTTAGCAGGTGCCTTTTTCTTCGGCGGCTCTTCCTCCTCATCTTCTGGCTCGGGTTCTTCTGCTGGCGCCGTCGCGCCGTTGCCCATTTTTTCAGTCAAGTCGATAACGGCTTGAGTGAGCTCTTCGATCTTTTGCTCAAGTGACATTCAATGTGTCTCCGTGCTATGGTTTTGTTTGCCCGGTACCGGCCGGGCCGCAATAACCTAGCACGCCCTTGTGCTGAATGCAAGCCGCGTGTATAATATTCCACTCCTCTACAAAAACAGTTGGTTACAGCTATGGCAGAAAAGCAGCGGCATTTTAATGGCGACCATGCTCTGGTACTTGTAATGCCAAGGCGGGAAAAGCGGCGGCTTCGCCGTTTAGCTGATAAGGTTGGCATGAGCATGACACGCTATACTCGGGAAGCCTTACAACGGCACCACGAATATATCACACAAAAAGAAGCCCCGTGATGAAAACGGGGCTAAATAGATGGAGGTCAGAACGGGATTCCATCAGCATCTGACACCACGCCCATCACGCAACACCATTAGCCAATGGAGCCATAATGGTACTACATACACACCTGCAACGCAACCCCGTAAAAATCAGCTATAGCACGCGCGGTCCTAAAGCACGCCGACGTGAAGCTAACCTAAAAACCATAGAATTCCCCAGCTTTACCAGCCTGCAACGTTGGCTGCGTAAAGAAAGCGGCACCGCCAGCCGTAAGGAAGGCCCCTACATAATCGCCGGGCCAACCATAAAAGGCACATCTCACTCCAAAAACAATATTGGCAACCTGGGCTGTATCATCATAGAATTTGATGGTAAAGCCGACGGGCCTACTGTGTCGCTAACTGATGCAGTGGCTTTGTTTGAAGCTGCCGACATTGCTGTATTTGGCTATGAAACTTGGAGCCATGAACCCGATGCCGACCGCTGGCGTATTATTATAGCGACCAGTCGGCAAATAAACGTCAACGGCAGTATGGAACTGTTAAAGGTATTTGATTACCTGAAAACACAGTTCAGTGAAGAGTTTGGCGTTATCATCGGCCACGAAACAAAGAACCATAACCGTATCTGGTACACCCCAAGATGGCCAAAAGGACAAACCCGTACCATTAAATCAGTACGTGGTCGAAACTGTCTAGACATTGATGCCATAATTGAATGGCATAAAGACAATGAACATTATTTTGAACTACCAAAGCGTAGGTCAAACGAAAAAACCAATGTTGACACTAACTCTACAATTGGAGCATATAATGCAGAACATGACCCACGTGATTTGCTGCTTGCAGCGGGGTATCAGCACAAGGGTTCGAGCCATAGCAGTGACATTGGTTTAGGTGTTGAGCGGTATAGCTGCCCATTTGACCCCGACACACAGCCTGGAGTTATGGCGTTTGAACAGCCAGATGGTTGGTGGCGTATCTATAGCCACCATGTAGAAATGGACCCATTGTGGAATAAAGATGGTTATTCACACGATGCTTTCAGTGTTTATGTGGAACTAGAACATGATGGTGATAGAGATGCTGCGCTGCGGACGTTACAAATTGATTCGTTTGATATTGAAGAGGATGTTGATATTGACACATCAGAACCGCCGATTACTGAGCCAAAAACAACCAACACGGTTGATTCACTCATTGAACGACTGCCGCCGGTGCATCAAATACTAGCCAGTCAACTGCTAACCTGCCCGGTTTACCCACTACGAAATATCGCGTTGTTCGGTAGTATTGCCATTGCACAGATGCTTGCAAATAGAATGCCATATTTAGAAAGCGGTGATGATGACAAAATATATGGAAATTGCTATTATCTATTTCTTGCTAAGACAGGTGCGGGTAAGAATACAGTGTTGCGGCTGAGCCGCTTATACTGTGAAACTATGGGTATCAAAACTATAAGGAAAATAGGTAGCACCGCTGGATTAGAAACACAAATAATGAAAGATGAAAACCATGGGTTGTTGGTTGCACTGCAAGATGAATATAACCCTATGAACCCGCAGCAGATAGATATTTCATTGGCATTAAATGAAATGTTCGATGCGGTAGACGGCGTATACGATTTGCGGGCGTTGAAAGAAGATAGTGATAAAACCTGTGCTAACCCTTTTGCAATGCATGTAGCCTGTACCACACCGACCACACACTTTCACATAGATCCTAAAGCTGGGTGGATACAAGCTACCGGTGGCAAACTGCGCCGCACGTTAATAGTGCAGTGTGAAGAAAAACGTGTGCGCAATGTAAATCATAAACGCCCCGTCGTGCATAATGAAATAAACCAATGGTATGAAAATTTACGTGAACGCTATGGTGCAAAACTACCAGATGAAATAGATAATGACGACAAAAGTGCACTACGCCAGTCTACAATTCGTGTGCGGCTTTCTAAAGAAGCACATGACTTTGTAGAGGAAAAGGTAGCGCAAGTGGACAACATACTAAATCAAACAGAAGATGAAATACAGCATGCTATACTAACAGGTATGGAGTACCTAGCAAAGAAAATAGCCTTGTCTTTGCGGTTAGGCCGAAGCGTGAAAATCGACAGGCGTCTGACAGTATCCTTTCAAGAAATGGAATTAGCTTGGGACATAATGGAATATTATGCTGAAACGATGGGTGCGGCGTTGCGTGAGAATATGACGCTAAGCCCATTAGACGCAGACATAAGAACAATAAAGAAAAAGGTAATGGAACTATTGGCCAACCCAAAGCAAACTGTGAAGAAATACATAGACTTCAAAAGAGGGGTGTATAAAGAAAGACTCTTACATGAAGGATTGGTTCCTTGTAGAGTTGTACATAGGTTAGCCGCCAGACAACTAAATAATCCTTTGGACGCCATAATTAGGCAACTCAACCATACAAATGAGTTAAAGATAAAAACAATAGAAACTGGCAAGACTAAGCAAAAAGTGCATTTCTACAAACTGTAGTTCTAAGGTGGCGCGTTGGCACCTTTAAGGTGCTAACACGAAAAAACCAATCTAAGTCCTTGAGTGGCTTGGTTTTTTGGTGAAGGTGGCAACATGGCAACATGGCAACGGGTGACACAAGGGTGGCGGCGGAGGGTATAAAAATATATGATGTATATAATAGAAAAATAATGGGTAGGGGTAAGGCGTTGTTATGTTGCCATGTAAAGAGAGAGAGAGTTTTTCCTCTTATTTATTAAATACTTACCCCTTTTCAAAGATGGCAATTTTAATGGCAACGGCCTGTTGGCACGTTACCACCTTTGTGTTGACATAGATTGGGGCGGTCACTACGACCGTAAAGAGTAATGAATAACACTCGCCGTCCAGGAACAACCGTACCGCTCTGGGAAATCGTGCATGCTGCCCGGCGCATGGAACTCCATGCATCAACGCTACACCTGTTTCACGAAGACCCAGGTTTAGCGGCAGACTTACGACTGGCTGCGCGCGTGCTGCGCCAATGTGTAGCTGATGAACAACGGGTCTACGGCTTAGACATTGAAGAAGCAGAGCGCCAAGCTGTAGAATATGAACGGTGCCGCCGTGGTAAAGGTGCGAGTGTTGACCCAGATGCGGAGGGGTTCTGATGGTCCTATACAGAATAGATTACGTCAATTATCCAATTGGCAATTGCATTCGTTGGGCTAAAACTAAAAAAGAAGTAGAGCATGTTCTGAAAGAAATAAATAAAGATCGCTGCAATTCTTCTATAACTGTGTCAAGAGTGTGGATACCAAAAACGAAAGAAGGGTTGTGCGCGTGGTTGAATACTTATCTTGACACAGATAATGGGTAGCGGGCACATGAACTGCAAACAGTGTGGGGCTAGCTTAGGTGCTGCGGTAGTGCGGCGTAAGTTCTGCTCGGCTAAATGTCGTCATGCATACTTCAGCACAAGTTATACCGCAGCCGATATCCATGTGCTTACGGATAAAGAAGCTGGTGATGCGTTTGATTGGAAACAAGTGGAGCTGTGGGCCAATCAATACAAATTCCCACACCATTGGTTGTTGCGGGCGTGTGAAGCATGTAGACTGGCAAATGTCGATCCGCGGGAATATGTGCTACCGCGATATTTGAAAGGTGATATGACAATACCACTGAATAAAGAAGTTGATATGATTTTACGTGAAATACAGAAGAAACGTTGTCGGTAAAAATCACGTTTTGTATTTTTGCGCGTCGGGCGCACAAAAATAC